TACAGGTACTTGGACATCAGATAGAAATGCTATAGCATTTCAACTATCAATTGATGATACAAGATTAGATACTTTAGAATTAAATGACCTTCAAAACAGAATACTAGTTAATCAGTCAAATGTAGCAACCACTCTAGGTGGTGTTATTGATTCATCTAAAGAATATTTCATTGATGGTATTGTTAATATGGGTACTACTCAAATAACTGTACCTGTTGGTGGTATAACTATTGATGGTTATTCATTTGATATTAGTGGACTTTATTCAACAGAAGATAATTACACGATGATTATCTCTGAGACTCCTGCTATAGGTAGTGGTAATGTATTAATGAGTGATATTTATATTTCAACATCAGGAACTAATAGTAAAGTATATGAATTATATGATGCTACGGGGTTTAATGCTATTGAACTAAATAAATTCAATTATATTGATTGTACTTCTCTTGGAGACTTACATAATTACAGACAAGGTTTAGAATTAAACTCAGGTAGATTTGGAGGAAGTCCTTCATTAACACTACACGGTACTTGGGTTGGTGGTTTTAGAGTTTCGACTTCTATTAGTAGAAATATGAGTGATACCACTACAGAACCTTTATTTAAGGCAGGTACTGCTTTTGTAATGAATAGTAGATTCCTAACTGATATGAATGTAGATTTAGGAACATTACAACCGTTCTTAGATTTCTCAGATACTAACTTTCCTAATCCTTCAACCCTTGAATTGGTTGATTGCCTTATTACTAGGGATGGTGTAGTTAATCCACAGGATACTAACATAACTCCTAATATACTAGCATCTAATTTATCTAGTAGTTGGGTTGGGAACAACGGAATTATGAATACTTTTGTCGGTGGTGAAGCGGTTATTACTACAGAGATAGAAACAGTTATAGCAGGTCAAAACTTACCTACTCCAGTACTAGGAACTCAAACAACAATAGACTTACAACATTTTGATTCACCTGCAAACGGTCAATTAAGATTCTTAGGAACTAAACCAGTTGAATATACCGTTAGTTGGGATTTTGTATTAGAAGGTCAGCAAAGCGGAGAATATAGAATTGATTTATGTAGAGTTAGACAAGGTGTTAAAACCGTAGTTCATTCACAAATTAGAGTAATAAACAATTTACAGGGTGGTCGTGATGTAGCGTACTATACAGGTTCTCATCACGAGATATTGTTTCAAACGGATTACACTTATTTCGAAGTTACGAATTTAACAGGTTCTCAAAACTGTACACTTGAATTAGATTCGAGTTGGATAGTTGACGCAAGATAAAAATAAATAAATAAATAAATATTATGATTAAAGTAATAAAAGCAGACAAGTTAAAAGTAGAATCTCTTAACGCTACAGGAAGATTAAAATATGGACAAGAAGAGTTTACATATATTAAATCGTTTTCATATGATGACAACAACGCAATCAAAGTAAGATTTTATGTTTTACTTAAAATGAGTGAAACAGAATTTGATTTAATCAATGATGTAACTTACTCAATTGCAGATGGTAAAACATTTACAGATGAAAAAGGATTTCCCGTTTATAAATTAGACGAAAATGGAGAAGTTGTATATGAAGATATAACTTCTGAAGAAACAGATGAAGAAGGTAATGTAAATGAAGTTACAACATCTGAACCTGTAAAAAGAGATGATGATTTTAGTAGAAATAGATTTGGATTTGGTGTAATGATTATTCCTTCTATTTTCAATGATATTAATAACTTCATTGGTATTCATCCGAATGCTGACGGTGCTATTGATTCAGCAGAGTAATCTAAATAAATAAATTAAAATAACCCCGTATTGATATTATTCGATACGGGGCAAAAATATATAAAAGAATATTATGAATGAATTTATAGTAAAAGATGAATATAGTTTTGAATTATACCCTTATATAAAAGAGAGGGTAATTCTTAATTCTTTTCAAGAAGAAATTAAAGCGTTTAATTTACCTACTGAAGTATCAGATATACTTTTAGAAGCTTGGAATTCAAGGTTTTGGGTAACGTTAGGATATGATTCTGCTAGTATAGTTCAAGATATGAGACATCCAAATATATCAGCATTCTTCCACGATTATTTTTATAGAAGTGGTTTTGCTACAAGATATAAAGATGGGAAAAAGGTTGATTATATTTATAAGGCTATGTTAAAATTAACAGGTTCAAGTAATTATACAGCAGTAAAAAGATATAGTCTTATAAGAGTATTCGGTAGTATATTCAGAGTTAGACATAAACTAAGAGGTAATAAGAAAAATCCTTCTATTGAAATGATTAATCTATATAACAAATTGAAAGGATAAAAACGATATGTGTAAAACCATATATTACTAAAAGGAACATATAATATTAATATGGCTAAGAAGAAAATTGTAGTTGAAACTAAATATACCGTAAAGGGTGCTAATGGCGTTGAAGATGCTTACGAAGGTATCAGCGATTCAGCAAATGATGCTAGTAATTCTACAGAGAAATTAAACGATAATATAGAACAGACGGGTGATTCATCAAAGAAAGCTAAAAGTGGCTTAGGGAGCTTATTAGATGGGTTTAAAGCCATTGTAGCTAACCCGATAGGATTAACATTAGTAGCATTAGTAGGAGCGATTAGATTTGTTTCAAATGCTTTATCTAGTTCAGAAGGAGCATCTAATAAGTTATCTCAGGGATTCGCATACTTACAAGGTTTTATTCAACCATTGACGAATGCTATATTAACAGGATTTGAATCTATAGCAGAAGCAGTAGCAGAACCAGGTAAAGCTTGGGATAACTTTGTTACAGGCTTTGAGAAGTCAGTAAACTATGTTAAGGACAATATCTTAGCACCATACTTATCAGGTTGGAAGATATTAGGATTAGGTGTATCTGCTCAAATTCTTAAAATGAGAATTGCTTGGAATGAATTTACAGGTGATGTTGAAGAGTCTGATGAATTACAAACTAAACTAGATGAAGTAAATGAGTCTATAGGTGATAACGTTAAGATTATCCAAGACGCTAGTAAAACACTTAAAGATGATGTAGTAGGTGCTTATAACGCAGTTGTTGAAGGTGTAACAAATTATATTGACGAAGCTGATAAATTAGGTGATGCGTTATCTGATTTAGTAAGAAGAGAACAGCAATTACTTGTTGTTAGAAGAGAACAAGAAGTTCAGAATGCTAAAGCTTTAGCTGATATTGAAGCTTTAAAAATCATTAGAGATGATGAAGCACAATCATTACAAGATAGAATTAAAGCTAATGAGGATATAGCAAAGATAGAACAAACAAGAATTACTAACGCAATATCATTAGCTCAGAGAGAACTAGCTTTAGTTAGAGAGAACATAGCTCTTAGAGGAGCTAGTACTGAATTCTTAGATGCTGAGAAAGATGCCCTAATAGCTGTACAAGAATTAAGAAGTGAATCGGCAGGTATTGAGAATGAACAAATTGTAAATAAGACTGCTTTATTAACTGAAGAGTTTGATAAACAAGCAAGTTTAATAGACAAAGAACAAGAACTATTAGCTATTAGAGAAGAAGATGCTGTTAAATTAGCTGAAGCACAAGTACAAGCTCAAAGAGATAAGTTAATAGCTTTAGAAGAATTAGGATTACAAGAAAAACAATTATATACAGACCAATTAAATGCTTTAGAAATAGCACAAGCTACTTTTATTCAAGCTCAAAAGGAAGCTGATATTGAAGCGAGTGAAGCTAAGAAAGAATTAGATGAAAAGAATACTGCTGATGCTATTAAATTAGCTGAAGATACTGCTAAAGAAAAAGCTAAAATAGAACAAGCTTTAGGTAATCAAATATTAAACTTCGCTAATTCATTATCAACAGCATTAGGTGAAGAAAGTAAATCAGCTTTACTTATTCAAAAGACTGTAGCATTAGCACAGATTGGAATTGATACGGCAAAGGCTATATCTAGTTTAACTGCTGCTTCAAGTGCTAACCCTGCCAATGCCGTTACATTCGGTGGAGCAGGAGCAATTCAATTTGCTACAGGTTTATTACAAATAGGTTCGAATATAGCACAAGCATA